CATTCCTGTCAGTAGAAAAATTCAACCGCTAAACTCAACTAGCAAGGTATGTACATTACTAACCGACTGTGTTATTATATAATCGTAAAGAGGAAGGAAACCTCACAAACCAGAAAGGAACATATCATGTCGGAACAAATGGAAGTATGGTGTAAAAGGTTGCACAAGATGTATAGTCATGTCCCTTCTAAGCAAATAGAAGAAGTGGTTTCGGCTGTTCTTTATGACTATAAGGAAGGTAAATTAACCACAGTTGAAACAGAGAATTTACTTTATGATATGTTTATTGAATCGTTAAGGGCGGCACGAATGGAGGATCATGTTAGATGACTGATTTCAGATTCTTGGCGGTGCAGTATCTCCGAGCGAAAACGCTTACTGACATTTGCGAACTTGCGCACCGTAGTTATAAGGGATACACGTCTGATGAGCGTGAATGTCTCATGGCTATTGCAAGGGTTGTCACTAGTGAAATTATTGAAAAGCGTAGAAAGGAACGTGAAAAGAATGTGTGAATTGGTCACATTGGTGCTGGCTATTTTGCTTGTAGGATGGGGGTTGCAACAGTGAAGCAAGCAAGATTGACTGACAAGCAACTGGAGGACTTAAACTTGAGAGGATACACGTTCACGGCGAAAAGCTATTACTGGCAGTGTTACGAAGGAAACATAGCGAACAGAATCACAAAAGCCGAGTTTATGAGTAGGAGCATTTCAGAACCTTTTCAAAGCATCGAACAGGTTCGTGTATATCGGAGGGGCGGCAATGTACAGGATTAATATTTATTACAAAAATATAGAATCATCGGCATACGCATCAAATCGCGAAGATGCCGTAGCAATTGCCAAGTATTACGCCACAAAAGGCGGAGCAGATATTGTGAAGATTTACCGTTATCGCCGTAGCGGTGGAATGCGGTGGGTTGGGACTTGCATCGGGCAAATGAAGCTGTTCGCGTGGGGCGAATGACAAAAAGATAGCTGTCCTAACGGCTTGACGGGGAGAAAGGGGAACTTATGCGAAACGTAAAAATTACAAGCATCACGGTAACGGAGGAAGAAACGAAACAGGCTAAGGAAATTATGAATAGTTCTGGCTGGACTTTTTCAGAAACTGTTCGGCGCTGTGTTGGCGCTTGTTACGCGGAACTAAAACGCACTAACCGCTTGAAGGGAGATGACAAGCATGGCAAGATGGAATAAACAGTTTGCACAGATAACAAGTGTAGCAAGCAGAGCATTACCGGCAACTGTATATGAGAAGGGTATAGCATCCGCTGGGATTACGCTGGCGGATGTCAAGAAGGAAATAAAGGGACTAACTGACTTGATGGAAAAGCGTTATAAAGCGGCTATAAAGGGAGGGGCGGAGCATTTGGCGGTCGAGAAGTACGAGCGCGGCTATTGGGATAAGCCCTCGACAATTGGGAGCGTTCAGGAAGGTGTGAAGCAGATTAGAGAGATGTGGAAAGAAATTACTAAGACCGGAAGTGCAAGGGAGGTTATACAGAGGCAGACAGAGGAATATAATAAAGAGTATGAGGGACTAATGAAAAAAGGCTGGTTTGATGATAGCGGTTTTTCTTACGACGATTTTAAGAAGTTTAGGAAATTTTTTGGCATTTACAAGGCGGCGAATAAGGAAGCATGGTATTATAAGGCATTGCAGGATTATATAGCCAATCTTTATGGCGAATCTGAGAAAGCGAAGGAATTTAGAAAGCAGGATATTGCATCACTGCTTAAGCGCTGGCAATATTGGGAACAGCAAGCAGAGGCGGCAGGGAATAAGGCGCGTGAGCGATTAAGGGCGGGTGCTTTTGTTCCCGCCGATATTATTAGGAGACGATAAATAGTGCGTAGTGTATATGATGGCATTGAAAATCTGACGGCATTAACGCCTAACAGTGAGCGTTGTAAGAAGTTGTATGCAAACGGCATTCTTGCGTTTGATATTGAGACAACAAGGATTGACGATGATAATGCTGTTATGTATATATGGCAATGTGGGCTATATGTAGACGGCGAGTATTTTATTACATACGGCAGGACGTGGGAGGAATGGACGAGATTACAGGAGGCGATAAACAAGCGTCTGGGGCTTGTCAAGATTGTTTGCATGGTGCACAATTTGTCGTATGAGTTTCAGTTTTTAGCAGGGTTATATGAAATGCAAGACGTGTTTTGCCTTAAGGAGCGTAAGATTTTAACCGCGTCATGTGGGTGCATCGAATACCGTTGCAGTTATATTTGGACGAATAAAGCGCTTAATATGTTTTTGCGTGACATGGGTATAGAGCATCTTAAGAAAAGCGGTGCTGATTATGATTACAACAAAAAGCGCTACTCATGGACTGAGATGGCATCGGACGAAATAGAGTATTGCCAAAATGATGTTATCGGACTATTAGAGGCGACTGTAAAAAAGCTGAGAAAAGACGGCGATACAGTGTACACCATGCCGAGAACGTCAACCGGGTATGTGCGGAGAGATACACGGAGGGCGCTGGCAAATGTTGCAATTGGCTATCTTAAGCCAACAGTTGATGAATATCACAAGTTGCGTCTTGCGTTTCGCGGCGGTAACACTCATGCTAATAGGTTTTATGTCGGCAAAATATTGAAAAATGTGCAATCATTTGACCGCTCAAGCAGTTATCCGGATGTGATGTTAAACCAAAAATATCCAACGAAGCCATTTCGGAAAGTGCCTGACGGTTATGCAACAATCAAAAGGGCTATGCGTGTAGGGCTTGCAATCCTGTGTACAATGGCAATAACGGGGGCGGAGTTGCGTAACAAACAATGGGGAGCGCCATATATACCTGTTTCCAAATGCACATATTTAGAAAATGCAGTTGAAGATAACGGGCGAGTATTAAGTGCGGATATGCTTGTTATAGAGGTTACTGACGTTGATATAGAGATAATATTGGATGAGTACACAGGGGATATTGATTTTTATGATATTTACACGGCAGATAAGGACTATCTGCCAAAAGAATATAGGGAACTTGTCAGAAAATACTATACAGCTAAAACAAAGTTGAAGGGCGTTGACGGTGAAGAATACGACTATATAAAAAGCAAGAATCTGCTAAACTCTTTATACGGAATGTGCGCTACTGACCCGGGAAAGGATGATATAATATTTGACGCTGGTGAATATAAGCAAGTAGAGGTTGATGTAGCAAAGAATATTAAAAAGTCGCTATTGCCATATCAATGGGGGGTGTGGGTGACAGCATACGCCCGTAGGGAATTAGAGGAAATGATAAAAATCGCTGGAAGTAAATTTGTGTATGCTGATACTGATAGCTGTAAATATATAGCAGATGAAAGAATAGACTTTTCCAAATACAACGAGCGTTGCAAGTCAGCAAGCACAGCAAGCGGAGCATTCGCGGATGACCCAAGAGGAAAACGGCACTATATGGGCGTTGCGGAGTACGAAGGGCAATATCACCATTTTTTGACATGGGGAGCGAAGAAGTATGCAAGCGAGGACGAAAACGGGAAAATTAGCATAACAATAGCAGGAGTGCGCAAAAACAGCGCAAGGAATGCGAAAGGTGAAATTGTGGAGATGGGTGGCGCGGATGAGCTGGCGGCATCGGGAGGACTGCAAGCATTTAAGCCAGGTTATATTTTCCGGGAATCTGGAGGGCTTGAAAGTATCTATAATGATAAAACTGATTATTGGACAACAATAGATGGACACAATTTGCACGTTACGAGAAACGTTTGTTTGCGTCCGTCAACATACACCGTGAGCATCAGCGAAAAGTATCACTCATTGCTTGATGATGTTAATAACACGCTAATAACCATTGACACAGACAGAGCAATCTGCTATAATCTATATAGGCGATAAGCCAATAAAAAGGAGGTACGAATCATGAACAATGAACGAATCACCCCAAGCGAACTCTATGCGCTGACGCTTTCCCGGGAAGCGCATCCTATGACCGAGGCGGTGGGCAAGACGCTGACCGTTAAGGCATGGTCTCTCAACGAGTACACGGCGGAGGGAGCAGAAATCAAACAGCGTACGGGTGTAATTGACGCTGATGGAACTGCATATATCACCAATTCGGCAGCATTTGCGGCACGGTTTGGGGATATTGTTAATTACATCAAAGCGTGTGATATGGACGATGTTGGTTTCGCGCTCAAGGTTGTATCCGTCAAGAGCAAGTCTGGACGCGCATACAATTCTTGCGAATTGGTTTTCAAGTGACGGCTAAGGGGATGTTACGGCATCCCCTTTTCTAATAGGAGGGTATATTGTGAAAAATCTATGTATGGAAAACGGATATATTGATATACCATATATTCGTTCGCAGGGGTATCCGTTTACCATTATCACGGGGGCACGCGGTACTGGTAAAACGTTCGGAGCGCTCAAAGATATGATTGAAAACAAAGAAAATTTTATATACATGAGAAGAACAAAAACGCAGATTGAAGTTAGCATGGGTGATATGTGTCCTCTTGTACCTGTCTGTAAATACATGGGAAAAGAAGTGGAAACGGTAAAGCTAAGCAAGGAAGCCGTGGGAATCTACATTGACGGCGCGGAAACGCCGCATGGTTATATGATGGCGCTGTCAGGAATTTCAAACGTTCGCGGTTTCAGCGCTGAAAATATAGACACAATTATATTCGATGAATTTATACCAGAATCCCATGAACGGCGAATTAAGAACGAAGGTGATGCATTTTTTAACGCATACGAAACAATCAATCGTAACAGGGAGTTGCAAGGAAGAAAGCCTGTACAGTGTTTATTGCTGTCAAACACCAACACAATTGTAAATCCTATTTTCCAATCCTTGGGAATCATAGGTATAGCCTACGAAATGGCTGAAAATGGAGTGCAGGAATATAAGGATAAAGAGCGCGGATTGTATATTATCAATTTACGGAACAGTCCGATAAGTAAGAAAAAGGCAGAAACTGCTCTTTATCGTTTGCTCAAGGATAACCGTATTATTGATATGTCACTCAAAAATATGTATCTTGATAAACCCGTTTTGCAGACCAAAAGCGCGAATCTCAACGAATATAAGCCTGTAGTTACGGCGGGAGAAATTACTATCTACAAGCATAAATCGCGCAAAGAGTATTATATCAGCCCTCACGGGAGAGGGACACGCCCGATATACACAACCAGCGAAAATGACATTTTGCGTTTCCGCACTCTTTACCGTAATTTGCTAATGGAATACATTGACAGGAATATTTATTGCGAAAATCCGGGTTGCGAAATTATATTTTGTCAGTATTTTGGCATCGTACGCTAATAACGTATTGACATTTGCGCAAACAGATGATATTATAAATATGGGTGCAGGGGAGGCGCAAACACCAGCCTCGGAAGGGCGCGCACGTTGTAGGTGTACAACAAGACCCCCTGCACCTACCATTAACGGAGGTGATAGCGTGGATGTCAACATGGTAACACAGCTGATTAGCACAGTAGGTTTCCCCATTGCGTGTACTTGCGCACTTTTCTATTTTTGGAATCGTGAGCGCGAAGACCACTTGAACGAAACAAAAGAGTTAAAAGACGCGATTAACAATAACACGCTTGTAATGCAAAAACTAATTGACAAGTTGGGAGGCGGTGACAATTGATTGCGGCAGAATGGGCTGAAAAAATCAGCGAAGATAGGAATAGTCTAATTGGTATTCCATACGCAACTCTTGATTGCCAAGCATTTGTGGAATACTGCTTGCGACAATACGCCCGTATTGTGCGGGACTGGCGCGGCTCCAATGATATGTGGCGCAATGCGGTGCATGATAAGTCTGACAATTTTGAAAATATTGAAGTAGGCGAGTGGGTATTTACTATCAAACATGATGGTAATGAGCCTAAGCGTTATACCGATGGAGTGAACGCGGCTCATGTTGGCATCTACATTGGCAATGGTGAGGTTATGCACTCTACTACGGGTGGTGTGCAGATGGATAAAATCAGCAATCGCAAGCGGTGGACGCATCATGCAAAAGCTAATTGCCTTGACTATGCTGCAGAAGTTGTCAAAACTCCAGTGCAGGACAGGAACGAACTATACTCTAACCTATATGGTGAGCTTGTAACACTGGTAAATAAATACGGAGGCGCAAATAATGAACGTATCTGATATTTTGACATTGGCAAAAGCCGGGTTCACGGCGGAGCAAATTGGAAAGCTGATGACTATTTATGCACCTGCACCTGCACCTGCACCTGCACCTGCACCTGCACCTGCACCTGCACCTGCACCAGATGACACCAAAGCGCAGTTTGACAAGGTTTTCCAGCAGATTGCTGACTTGACAGGAATTGTCCAGCGCGGCAACATTGCAAGCGCCCATCAGCCGGATGTCAAGCCGTTGACGGCGGAGGATGTGCTTTCCGAAATCATTAGACCCGCAAAGGGAGGTATTTAACAATGGCTAACACGCTGACAATTGATAAAATTAGTACCCTGCTGAGGGCAGTGCTAAAAGATGCGACTGGGCAGGACACGGCGGCACTTGACACTAAGCAACTGCTGACACTGGGTCAAAAGTCTCTTATGTCTGGTTCTGACCCTGTGATGGGGGCTATTTCACAGATTCTTTCGCGGACTATTTTTTCCAGTCGTCCATACAGCGCGAAGTTTGCAGGAATGCGCATCCCTGCTGACCGTTGGGGAAACTGGGTACGGAAAATTAAAACGATTGATGACCCTAGCGACCTGGTCGATAACCCATATACAGATATAGTTAATGGATATTCAGTTGACCAATATCAAGTGCGCAAGCCCAAGACGCTTCAGCTCAATTTTTACGGTCAGCAGCAGTACCAGTACGAAAAGACTATTTTTGAGAGTCAGTTGGACACTGCGTTCCGTTCCGCTGACGAATTCGGAAGCTTCATCAGCATGGTGCTGACCAATATGTCTAATAAAATCGAGAAGACGCACGAAGAGACGGCGCGCGCAACTGTTTCTGGTTTTATGGCTGGCAAGATTGCACAGAACACAGATGTTATCCATCTGCTGACGGAATACAACACTGCGACAGGGCAGGAGCTGACCGCAACGACTGTCATGCAGAGCTCCAACTATAAGCCGTTTATGCAGTGGGCATTCGCACGGCTGGCGGCGCTGTCCGATATGCTGGAAGAGTATTCCGGCTCCTATCAGACTAACACCGCTGACGGTGTATTCCTTCAGCACACGCCCAAGAGCTATCAGAGAGTATATCTCAATAGTCAGTTTATGCATCAGGCGGACATGATGGCTATTGCGGACACCTACCACGATAATTTCCTCAAACTGGCGGGCGATGTGGAATATGTTAATTATTGGCAGATTTTCAGCAAACCTCAGAGTATTAACGTTATCAAACCTCAGTACCTTGCCAATGACGGCACGATTGCAACGGCAGCCGAAAACGTCGCTAAAGATAACATTATCGGCGTTATTTGTGACCGTGATGCTTTTGGGTACAGTCCGATTTTGACTCGTCAGCGAGTAACGCCACCCAATGCAAAGGGCGAATATTACAATATTTTCTGGAAGTACAACGAGCGACACGCAATTGACTTTACCGAAAAGGGCATCGTTATCTTGATGGACTAATAAGAGGAGGGGCTACAATATGGCTTTACGGGTAAACGGTTCTAACCTATTGCCAATTGTAGCCCCTTCATCTTCCAAATATCCGCATTTGTACAAGCCTTTCAAATTGCCCGAAGAATGGTATTTCCAGATATACGGGAATGCGTTTTTCGACTATGCAAATAAATCAATAGAATCCGAAACGAATGCGAAATTATTTGCAATCGGAATGACTGCTAACGGCTGGAAACTTCCTCAAATTTGCGCCATACTGGGCAATATTGCATCAGAATCAACATATAACCCTGGATTATGGGAGAGGGCAAAAGGACAACCGTTTGCACCAACACCGGCAAGTGACTATCAGCAGATACCAGACACGCACGGTTTTGGTTTGGTGCAATGGACACCAGCGGCAGATATAGCGCCGTGGGCTAATGAGGTTTTTGGGAATGTCGGCGCATATGACGCTGACACGCCGTGTTGGTACAATGGTACTGTACAGATTGCCAAACTAATGTGGGAACTGGAAAATGATACCGAGTGGAGCAGATACAATCCACCGTATAATTTCCCGCTGGAGATGGATTTTTATAATGCTGACAAAACAGCAGATGACCTTGAAGACCTGACACAGTGCTGGTTTTTCGGATATGAACAGGCTGGTCAGCAATTGTGGGATTTAACAGGCGCGAATCGCATCAAGTGGGCGAAATACTGGTATGACGAATTAAAAGACGTAAATCTAAAGCAATTACCAATTTGGTTTATCTGCAAAGCGGCGAGAAATTGGAGGTGATTATATGCAAGTGCGATTCTATGCATATAGGAAGCGGATAAATTCAACGAAAATACCAACTCAAAAAGATGTAGAAGGGCAATTGTCTTTTTTCGCTGATTGCATTCTGAAAGATAGCACAAGCGTAATTGCCCCACAAATAACGCTTATTTTTCCGCAGGGGCTTCTTTCGCCGTCTTCCTACAATTACGCATATATACCTGATTTCCATCGGTATTATTTTGTCACTGATATAACATTCGCCCAAAATCGCGTGCTGTACACACTGGCGTGTGACGTTCTGGCATCATACTGGGAGACACTAAAGAACACTACTCAATATGTCCTGCGTTCTGCAAGCGCTGGGGATTTATCGGTGGTAGATAGCCTTTACCCGGTTACAGCGGAAATTACCTATGGTGGGGCGGACGTCACAGGATGGAAACTACCAACGCTAAGTTCTGGGTATTATGTGCTGGGCATCGTCAATAACGCAACTAACGCAGTTGGAGGCATTTCCTATTATGTTATGAGCAATTCACAATTTGCAGGGTTGCGAAATGCATTGCTAACGGATTTTTCTTATATGGGAATCAAAAACACTGAGATCTCAGCCGAATTGCAACGGGCGATTATCAACCCCTTTCAATATATCGTTTCTTGCAGATGGTTCCCAGAAGCTCCGCCAACATCGGGAACGGTATCAACTATCACAATTTGCGGCTGGGAATTTACAGGCGGGACTGCTTCTTTGCTGTCGGCTGGTGGGGTTATCACCAAGGCGATAACTGTAAGCAATCTTGCAAGGCATCCGCAAATTGGGCGCGGTAGATGGCTTTCATTAGCACCTTATTCTAACTATTATCTTTATTATCCTCCTTTTGGAGTTATTCAGCTTGACCCTACAAAAATAGTCAATTCTTCTATCGGCATTGGCATCCGAATTGACTGTGTTTCGGGCATCGGCAATATAACCGTTTCATCTGGTGAAAATCTGCTATATTATGCCGAATGTCAAATTGGCGTTGACATACAGCTTTCACAAGTTAGCTATATCGGTGGCATAATCTCAGACGTTGAGAATGTTATCGGAGCGGCTTCATCGGGCGCACAACTGGGTTTAGGCGGAAATGCGGCTGTATCGGCATTAGGAGCGGCTGGGAATGCACTGGGCAGTATCGTAACATCTAACACGTTCAAAGGTGCTGTCACCGGAATAGCATCGGGAGAAACAACCTTTGCAGGAATCGGCACAGCTGCAAATGCTGCAAACGGGCAATTAAGCGTACAGGGCAATAACGGCAATTTGTCCAGCTACATCATTCAGCCGCATATTTTCTGGCGGTTTTCGCATGTCGTGTCAAACGACAACGAGGATTTAGGCACGCCATGTTGCAAGAAATTCAAGCTGTCATCGCTGGCAGGGTTTACAACAATTATGCACCCTGATATTGATACTGTTCTGGCTACACAGCCGGAAATTGCTGCACTTGCTTCATATATGACTAATGGATTCTTTATAGAGGGGAATGAGAATAATGAACAATCCACCGTTTGATTATAACCAAATAAATGCCTATGAATCTTCCATTCGCCCGTCTACTTGCCATACTAAAAACACAGCCATTTTCGGATACTACCAGCGCTATCTATTCCAAAAGTTGACAAGCCAATTCAAGTGGACTTTTCCAGACGGATGGAGCGACACCTATTTTCTGGGCTGTCTTTACGGATGGGGAAGCGTGGCAATTTTTAACAGTCGAAAATTCGGTGTGATTCCCCAGGCAGGGGCACTGTTTGGGTACAATGTATTCTACCAGCCGACAACTGTGCAGATTGCGAATCCGCTTTTGCCCCCTATGCAACTGGAGATTGACAAGGATTGCGTGCTTTTCCGACTTCAGCGTGATTATCACGGCGCGCTTGACATTGTAAATTATTATGCTGATTTACTTGCAACTTCGGTCGAATCGCTTGCCATGAACATCATGAATTCTAAACTTTCCTATGTGTTCGCCGTTTCTTCCAAAAATGCCGCACAGTCGGGCAAGGCACTCATGGACAGGATAAATTCTGGCGAATTGGCCGTCTGGGTTGACAAGGACTTGTTCGACAATGACGGCAAACCGTCTTGGCAACCGTTTTCCCAAAACGTGGGGCAGAACTATATCGCTGACCGTATTTTGTCCAATATGCGGCAAATTGAAGCGGAGTTTGACACCCGTGTGGGCATCCCGACTTGCAACGTTGATAAAAAAGAACGGTTGATTACTGCGGAAGCAGAGCGCAATGACGTAGAGACGGACAGCATTGTAGCGCAATGGTATGATACTATTCAAGATTGTATTGCCGATGTAAAAAGTGCGTACGGCGTTACAATCACTTGCGAACGCAGATACCCGCTTGATGGAGGTGTTGTCGATGGGCGTAATGCTGGCGACGATGTATAATTTTGATAAGTCGATTTTTGACGGCATCGACCTGCCCGATAATCTGTCAACAGCCGATTTTATCAACACACTTATTGCAAAGTACGGAGAAATGCCTGTCCTCTATTCCTACCCGCCTTTGCTTAAGTCGCTGATTGCTACTTGGAGTAATATATGCCAATACACATGGTCGCATCTGTCAGAAACGCTTAAAGCGGAATACAACCCAATAGAAAATTATGATAGAACTGAAACATCTACCGATGTTTTTACAGGGACGACGAAAACAAATGCATCCAGCAACGCATCCAGCAACGGCTCAGGCAAAACACAGGTATACGGCTACAATAATTTGACAACTCCAGCCGATGACAGCGCAAGCGAAACAACAAGCGCAAGCAACAGCACCAGCGACAGCGCAGGGACTAACACAAGCACAACTGCCCACGATAGCCGGGTGCATGGCAATATCGGCGTTACGACAACACAACAAATGTTGCAGTCGGAGCGCGATGTGGCAATGTTCAATATTTATGATGTAATTGCTAAGGACTTCCAGAAACGTTTCTTGATTTGGATTTACTGATCGGAGGGGTATTAATGGCAATCTGGGAACAATTCCCTTTTACGAATTTCCATGAACAGAATCTTGACTGGGTGCTAAATTCTGTTAAGAATCTGGACGAACGTGTGGACACGCTGGAAAACAGTGGCGCAGTCAGCAAAACATATGTTGATGTGCAGGATGCCGCCGAGAAAACAGCTCGAATTACAAACGACCAGATATTGCAAAACCAGATTACAGCGCACACTACGTCAATCTCTCAGTTGAGTAACCATGTTAATTCCGCAGAAAAAAACATCGGAGTTAAAGGCGATGTGCCCAATTTCAATAGTTTGTGGAGCGCGGTGGGTAATTACAGCGCAACACAGTCGATTGGAAGTAAACTGTTGCAAGTCCAGACTAATGAGCAGTTAAACAGCCGTTCGATTGCGGGAACAGGCGGGACGTATGATTTGGCGAAGGGAACTATTCAATCGCGCCTGAATACGATTGAGGGTGCTTTGCAATCCGGAGGGCTTGTAAAACAAAATGGTGTGTATGTGTTGCAGATTCCTGCTGGCTCACCGAAAGGAACGCGCATACCCCCAACTGCTACAGTCGAACCGTTTGATTTCGCGGTGGCTAACCTAGAAACGTCAACTTCTACGGCATCGGGTGACGGAAACTCATTCGCACTTTTGGCAGAGCCTGTAATTACAACCCCCCAAAAATATACTACATTCGCGGTGGAAGCACTATGTGATGGAACTGCTACCACTTCATCCATGAGCATTCGTGTCCGAACATTCGTATTCGTCGCTGGAACTTCTGGCGACCAGTATGCTACAGTATCTTATGTGGATGACAAAACTTCACAGCTAACCACCGAGTTGGGAAACGTAGAAGCCGATGCACAGGAAGCCTACACAAAGGCGGAAACAGCCGAGACTTCGGCAAATGCCGCAAACACGGCGGCAAACAAAGCACAGTCTGATTCATCGGCAGCACTTGCACAAATTGGATCTAAATCTGCATCTGTATCGTTTGCTAATTTGTGGGCGACAATCGGTGCATGGGCAGAATCTGTGCCGATGACGCAAAGAATCAACCCTGCCTATAATTGGAGCTGGAATAATCGTTCAGCAATTAACGGTACAGCCGATTACCCTACGGATAAAGCACCTATTAACGCAAGATTGTTGGAACTTGAAGAGAGTACCGCAAGGCAGAAAATTATGAGCGGCTCTGCCACCGTAACAGTTGCATCTGGGAAAGAAACTGTCATTGATTATGCATCCGCTGGATTTACGGCAGTTCCGCAGGTTCTTGTCACATATTCGACAACCGGAGGCAATCCCACACCAAACGGTATTATCAAAGTCTTCGACAAAACGGCTACTGGATGTAAGATTACGATTTCCAGCGGTTCCTCTGGTGAATTTTATCCTATTGACTGGATTGCTACCGGTAAATAACAAAAGGGAGGGCATTGCCCTCCCTTTATTCACCCCATGCCGTAAGATGCGCCCCACCACGGAAACGAGTGGCTACCCAGCGATAGCCGCCGGTACGACGGCGACGATAGAGCTTTGCACACTGTGTACCCTTAGATATGCTTGTAGCAATTTCCATGGACCTCATTGCGGATGCGAGAGAATAAAATTCAAACCGGTTGCTACCACTTTCGTCATGTCTTTCAATTTCTCTTCCTTCGGCATCATACCGGATAAGGATGTAATTTTTTAACATTATTTTCACCCCCTTACACGAATCTCGACCTGTTCCCAGCCGTTAGGGTTTTCGTCCGTTGCATCATACGAGCTGGCGATTGTACAGAGATATTCCCTTCGAATACGCTTCACGAGAGCCTCCCCAGATAAGCTGCGGAACAGAAGATAACGATATGTGTTAGTGTCCACTTTGGAACACCTTTTCAGTTCACATATAGCCCGTTCGTTGAGGTATGCTTTCTTCATAGCCCTTTCCCTTTCTGGTTTGTGAGGTTTCCTTCCTCTTTACGATTATATAATAACACAGTCGGTTAGTAATGTACATACCTTGCTAGTTGAGTTTAGCGGTTGAATTTTTCTACTGACAGGAATGTATAGAATGGTTGCGTGATACAATGTGCAATTGTAGACGTGACGGGCTGAGTTTGTGGCAATGTTTGGATACCAGAAGCGACATGACAAGGAGCAGTTGTTTGTCAAATCTGGTCATGGGGAAGAGACGTGACAATT